GAGGTGGATGATGGCCCAACCAGTGCTGACAAAACGTAGCAGGTATAATAACCATAGTGCTACTGCGTGAGCTTATTTTCCCCAATAACAATTGATGCTACTAATGCCAAATCTACGACGCAAACCACCGGACGGAATTAGACCATACTTATTTCACGGCGTATCGCTCCAACAAGGTGAAGATGGTCAGGCCGTTGGCGACTGCCCATTTTGCGATCGCGAGGGCAAGTTCAGTGTAGAAGTTGCAACCAGTAAATTTAAGTGCTGGTCTTGCAGCGAACACGGCAACAGCTTGGTGTTCATACGACGACTATGGGAGCAGAGCGAGAAGCAAACGGGGACAGCCAACTACAAACGGCTGGCAGCGGAGCGGAGATTTCTGAACCTCGACACAGTGCTGCAATGGGGCATCACTCGATCCGTGGTGTCGGGTAACTGGCTGGTGCCGGGGTATGGAGCCAACGGGGCACTCAATCAGTTATATCAATACATGGAAACAAAGAAAGGGATGCGTTTGTTACCGACGCCCACACTGGGCCACCAACTGCACGGCGTCAACCTCTACAAATTATCTAAACCGGTAGTGTACCTGTGTGAGGGACCGTGGGACGGAATGGCGTTGTGGGAAGTTTTGCGGCAGTGCAAACGCAACGACGATGGCAACCTGGTAGTGACGGCCAGTCACGATAATTGTTTGTACGCTGAAGCAAGTGTATTGGCAGTGCCGGGTTGCTCAACATTCAAAGACGAGTGGACCGGGCTATTTGCAAAGAAGACAGTTAATTTGATGTACGATAACGACCACCCGCAGACCAAAACCGATACGAAGCTGCCACCTGGAATGCGAGGCATGCGTCGCGTTGCCCGCATTTTGAACGGCGCTAAGATTCCGCCGAACGAGATTTGCTATTTGGCGTGGGGCAATCGAGGATTTGATCCAGAGTTACCAAACGGAGCAGACGTGCGAGATTTACTAAGCACCTAGAAAAGAGGATACTACATTGCCAAAGTTGTCTGAAGCGGTTCGATTGCCCGCTGTAGCAAGCCCACAGAAGCCTCTGTGCGGTCGCCTGGAGGGATTGGAGAGGCTATTGCGGTATTTATCTCCTATACCTAAAGAGTGGCTAAACGGGGACGCCCCTGTGTCCGATAAATCTACGAGTAGCAACGGCGAGGCGTATATGGAATGTGTGGACTGCCGGGAGTACCGAACGTTGGTTACGGCGTGGCGCAAAGCACTGAAATGGACGCCGGGATTGGATCACGCATTGAGTGTCATGTTGGCATCGGTTGCATCCACAAAGAGCGTCGGCGACCAGTTATGGATCAAAGTGATTGGACCAGCGGCTTGTTTGGATGGGGATATCCCAATCCATGACCCTACGAATGGGAGTACAAAAACAGTTGCAGAGCGGTGGAAAGATGGTAAGAAATTTTTTGTCTACACGCAATTTAAGGGAGAGATAGGTATTACCCAAGCAATGCCGCCGCAAAGGTATAAACCCGCACTGATGTACGATGTGGTGTTTGCATCCGGCAGGAGCATTCGAGTTACCGGCGGCCACCGCTTTTGGAACGGCTCTTCTTACGTTGCTGTCGGCACCATTTGCGATGCGCTGCGGCAATTCGCTTTCTACCGTCTTCCGTCCATTTCGGGCAGCGGCCTTTTAGCTCGGCAGCAAGATGCTCCCCGTTCGTCGCAAAGAGTTCGAGGTTATCAATGCGGTTGTCATGCTTCTTCCCATTACAATGGTGAACTACTTCCCCAGGGCGGAGGTGTCTTCCAAGATGCTTTTCCATTACTAAGCGGTGTTCTAGGATGTAACCGCACCGCTTACAGTGTGGATGGTCTGGATAGCGGACGTAGACATACTCACCAACATGGCGTCCACCCTTCCAGTTTGGATTCTGTTCTACCTTGCCGGTTGCCTCGAAGTAGAACAGAATCGGAATTCCGGTCTGTTGAAGATACTTACGGACGGTGTGGCGGTTTGCGTGCATCTTCTGTGCTGTCTTTGCCACAGACAATCCAGATCGATAGAAGCCAACCATCCGCTGGATTCGCTTTTTCGTCCAAGGGGCAAACCGACAAGCAATCCCTTGCTGTTTCAGAATTTTGCACACATGGGCCTGTCCGGCCTTCAACTCCTTTGCAACCTGGTCTTGAGAAAATCCCTGTGAATAGAGGTGTACGCACAGGTCGATCTTTTTCTGGCTCCATGGTTTCATGGCATACTCCAATTTTTAGGGAAAGTAAACGGTACGGCCCTATTACTCTAACAGATAAGGTTATCTCTGTAAAGGCTTGCGGTGAAAAGCCCTATTACGATTTCCATGTACCGGAGACGCAGAACTATTGGGCGAATGGTGTGTTTCATCACAACTGCGGAAAATCGACTCTATGTGAGGCGATCAGTGTTAATCGGGAGTACGTGGTTGCAAAAAGTACGATCCGGGGATTCCACAGTGGGTATAAGTCGGATGGTGGCGATGAAGAACAGGACCACAGTTTAATTCCGACAATTCGAGATAAGACGCTCGTGACAAAAGATGGCGATACGCTATTGCAAAGTCCCAACTTGTCGCAGATTTTAGCAGAGGCGCGAGACTTGTACGATAGCACCTGCCGCACCCACTACCGTAACGCAATGAGCAAGGATTACAGTGGAATTCGGATGACGTGGTTGCTGTGTGGTACGAGTTCGTTGAGAGCAATTGATAGCAGCGAGTTGGGCGAGCGTTTCTTGGACTGTGTTATTATGGATGGTATTGATGATGAGTTGGAGGACGAGGTGCTGTGGCGAGTGGCGAACCGTGCGAGTCGCAATTTGGTGTACGAGTCCGACGGTAAAGCCGAAACTCAATACGAACCAGAACTGGCTAAAGCGATGCAACTAACCGGGGGTTACGTTGCATACTTGCGGGAGAACGCCATTGGTAAGCTATCGACAATTGATTACCCACCGTGGGCGATGCGACAATGCACCAAATTGGGAAAGTTTGTTGCGCATATGCGAGCAAGACCCAGCCAACACCAGGAAGAAAACGCTGAACGTGAATTTGGTGCCCGGTTGGTAAGCCAGCATGTACGATTGGCCGCATGTTTGGCGTTGGTGTTAAATTGCGACCAGATAAATCAAGAAGTGATGCGACGCACTACGCAAGTGGCGATGGATACCAGCCGTGGACAGACGTTGGATATTGCGGCACATTTGTATACTGCCGGCCGCGATGGAAGAGAAGTGCGGGGATTGAGTCTATTCACTAACCGCACGGAAGAGAAAACACGCGGTATGTTGCGGTTCCTAAAACAGATCGGGGTAGTGGAACTGTTTAGCGCAAAGGCCAAAGGGATCACAAGCAAGGCACGGTGGAGATTAACAACCCGTATGCACCAATTGTATAAAGACGTGGTAGAACCAGATGCCTAGACTATCGTTAAAGCCGTGACGGTAGAGGTATACCAATCACGCATTGACTCTCTACTATAATACTACTACGTAGTATTACGTAAGTAGACCTCCGCATGAGCCATTATACACTATTTTGAGACCGCGCCCATACGTTGCAAAGGCGCAATTTTGCGGTTTCCGGAGAGATTCACGGAGTTTATGCGGAGTTTACGGGGGTTTTGTAGGGGAAAGCTATAATGAATGCAGGCCAATATATTTTTGAAATTCGTGCCAGAAAAGGGAACGAGTGGCATATTTACCGATATACAGGGGACCGTGTGTTGGAGTTGATCCACCACGTCATGGGTCAAGTAGGACGATCGGGTTTTACAGTGCGAAATGCCTGCACTATCGTGACCGCCATGCAAAGGCAAATACGAATCAAAGCAACATTGGATGCAGTTGCAAATCGAATCATAGGAGAGTTTCACCCGTAACCAACTAACCAAGGAGAACTGAAATGGAAACCGAACTAATTTCACCGTGGACGCTGTACTGGATTTTGCGGCTGGATACAATCCATGGCATAATGATCACTGTCCAGATATTTGGCTATATCGCCATAGGAATTGGGGCCATTTGCCTAGCAGTGTGTCAAGTTCCAAGTTCGCAACGTGATGAAAAAGAAAGAGAGAAAGAAGATATATCCAACAAGACCCTTGCTCGTGTGATTTCCCGTAAGCTAAATATTTGCTTCCCGTTATTGATCTTTATATCGGTTGTGTATGTCCTTACCCCGACTACAAGGCAAGCGGCTGTTATCTACGCCCTACCAGCACTCGTCAACAACCAACAGATGCAAAGCGAAGCTGGAGAAGTGTACTCGCTGCGTAAGCAGTGGTTTACAGAACAAGTTGAACCAAACAAGGAGAACTGACATGCCCACATACAAACTAATTCAGTCGGGCGAACCGGAGTTTGTGGAAACCCTCATGCACGAAGACGCCGCAGGAACGCCAACCATATCACTGATCGGAATTGATGTTGCTTTTCTTTCGAGCGGGGGCCGGCTGGTAACGATGATCCTCTCCCACGAGAAACAGGAAAAACTGAGGTTAGCTGGCATGAGCATCGAGAACAACCAACTAGCGACTGAATAAGTTATGAGCTGCGCAGACTGGGTTTGCGAGTGCGGGTATTTTGAAGAGTTTCGCGGTTCCGAGACAGAGAAGGCTTGCCCGAAATGCGGGGAGCAAATGTTCTGTGAATGGGACGAGCGCGACGACCATTACCCAGACCCCGAGGACGAGGACGAAGACGATGCCTGACGAACCGATTACGTCAAGAGGTGCTGTTTTGACCAAGCTAAACCGAGAGGGAGAAACCGCGGATAAAAACGAACTCGAAAACGCAGTAGCTACGATTCGCGAGTATGCGGCCGCGACACTTGCAATTTGGGCCGACGATCTAGCAGTAATTGTCGGCGACCGCCTATTGGCACTTGCTGGCGAGTTGCCTAGGCATGATGCGAAACTCGACAACGCATTCGCGGCTATCGAGGCTGGCGTTGTCGAAATTAAGCGACTGAAGGCCGACATCGCAAATGCGTTGAAACAAAGCCGGGAAGTATGTCCGGACTATCCGTGGAAGGATTCCCTACCAAACCAGGCATCTCAAGCGGCATGGGCCGTTACGCAGTCGCTACTTGGCACGGAGGCGGCAAATGATGATCTTCATGCCATCATAGACAAGCCGCCGGGCGCTTGCTCGACGGTCGAGAGTGGAATGGGTATCCAGAAGCCACAGACGCGGCAGGAGGAACCAATGGACACGATTCATAAATGCCCAGTATGCGATGGAACGGGCCTCGTCTCACGCCCACCAGGAATAGCGGGGGATCAGCAGACATGGGTGGACTCGCAGGCTGCACCGTATCCCTGCAAGGCGTGTGGCGGGACGGGACTCATTATTGTGGAAGCCGACGACGCGGCGGGAGGTGAGTGATGGGCATAGCAGACTAGACCTGACAAACCAAGTTTTTTCACTTTTTTGAGGAGTGTGAGTTATGGGCGATTACGATTGTATGATAAATGCTGCCAAAGCGGCGCAAGCTAGTTTTGGGCTGTCTGAGTTTTCCGATTGCTACCCGGTCGTTGATCATCGTATCCCGCCTACGTCGCCGGAGACAATTTTGAAGGATGCAACCGATGAACTGATTGAAGAGAATAGAACCTTGCGCAGAGAAGTCAAGGAATTACGCAAAGAAGTCGGGCAGTTACGTTTGCGACATCAGGTTATGATGCATCTTTTGCATTGCGGTATGGACGTGGATTGTGCGGACGCAAAGGCAGGCGATAGCATTGCGCACTGTTTGGTAGTAACGAACTCAAGCAAAAGGGAAGCGGTCATGGACAACGTGCAAGTTGATTGTGTTGATGGTCTACGCTATCGAGCATTGGTTGAGTTAGCCAGAGAGCATGGTTGGGAAGGTTCTGCCTTGAATGTTGTATTGAATTATCAGTGGTTGCTTATTAAACCTAATGGCATTTATGGTAATGAAAAAGAAAAAGAATGCGAAGTAATCTCACTGAAAGATGCCATCAATCTAATAAAGAAAGGCCCATCGAAACCTGACATCACCATCAAACCAGCATTGAAGGAAGCCGTAGAACCGAAAACTGCATCGAAAGGTCGGGTAGTTATTACGATTCCGGCAAGCAATGCAGAGGAGGCACTTAAAAAATTGGGACTAGAGGAATCCCAAACGCTGGCGATTGACTTATCCCGTGTGAGAATACAATTGTGGACCAGAGGGAAAGAAGAGGAAGGCGGTGACGTTTCTCGGATCGAGGGTGACGTGGAATTACTATTCACGATGGGCGAGTTAGATGCAAAAGTGCAAGCGATGGCGGCACGCTTCAACCAGCGGGCAGAAATACTGAGAAAGGTTTATAAGCTACTTTGCCCTCATGAGTCTCCATAGTTCTGTGGGTGATTTTGACGTGAACATCTGAATAGGAATATGTTAATGGGTATTACATGGGGTTATAAAGCATGGCGAGATTGAAGAGCAAGATACAAGGTAAGGGGTTTAGGGACTTAACTGATAAACAAGTTAGGTTCGTTTTGGAATATCCACTGGATTATAAACCGGGAGCAGCAGCAATTAGAGCGGGATATAGCGCGAAATGCGCGAGCCAAACAGCGCAGAAATTGTTGGACCCTAAATTGCATCCTGAGATAATTCGTGCCCTGGCTCGCATGGAGAAAAAAGACCAAAAGAAGTTTGAGATTGACCGCGAAACGATTCTCAAACATTTGGCATCTTGTGCTACTAGGGATGGGAGGCAGTTCGTTGATGAAAAGGGACGGTTGATTGGTAGTGTGTTTATCAGAAACGGTGAAGTCAAAAAGGGATTACGCATCAACGATTTGCCCAAGGATGTAACGCGCGCAATTGATGAGATAAAACAAAAGCGAAAGTGTTACACATTGGACGATGGTACGGAAGTAGAGGAAATCGAAACTGTGCTAAAGCTGACTTCCAAAAATCAAGCCATTGACATGGCCATGCGACACCGCAATCTATTTCCGCCACACCAGGTAGAGGCACTGATAGGTGTCACTCAAGTTGGACAGGAATTTTGGGATCAGTTGGGCGGTGCAGAAAGTGTTGCTGATCCAGGAGAAGAACGTATACTTGAAATAGCGGCTAAGGCTGTAACTAAGGAAGAGTAGACTAAAAATGGAATCTGTGCGATCGTGTTTGCTTTGTGGTGCGTCGTTTGTTTCCAGTGGATCGGGAAACAGACTATGTAAAAAGTGTAATCGAAGAAACCAACAACAGGGAAAACGGTCCGCCGTTGTGGTGAGTAGTATAGGACAGCATCGCGATAAACCCCTACAACAGTAACTTTAGTTCTAACTATCACGAGGAGAGTTGATTATGAAACACAGACTTTTAACTGCAATTAGTCGTTGTTTGGTTCTCAATACAAAATTGGGAATCTCAGTTGCTGGGTGCGCTGCTAGATATGCCCTTCTTATTGCGTTGTTGCCTTTTTTGGTTGTTGCTGCTATTGTTGGGGGTGTCATTGGCTTGGTGGCAACTAGCCCCGCAATCACAACCGCCCTATTGTATCTGCTAAGAAGCTACACATGAAACATCGCATAAAGTTATTGCGTGGGGACTGTTTGGATTTGCTACCGAAAGAACCAACGTACACGGCTTGCGTTACTGACCCGCCATACGGTCTGAAATTTATGGGGTGGGGGTGGGATCATGGCGTACCGGGCGTGCCGTTTTGGGAAGCGATACGTGATGCTTGTTTTCCCGGCGCAATGTTGTTGGCGTTTGGCGGGACCCGAACTCACCACCACTTGATGTGTGCCATTGAGGACGCCGGGTGGGAGATTCGCGATTGCCTGATGTGGGTTTATGGGAGCGGGTTTCCCAAGTCGCACAACATCAGCAAGGCGATCGACAAGGCGGCGGGGGCCGAGCGGGAAGTTGTGGGCAGTAAGGCTGGGCAGCCTGGCTATAGCAAAACCATGGGCCAGGGCGCGGTGTGTTACGGTGGTGGCTTTGGTGGGAATGGCGATGGTGTGGAAGAATGTAAGATCACAGCCCCCGCCACCGAAGCCGCCAAACTCTGGGACGGCTGGGGGACTGCGCTGAAGCCGGCCCATGAAATTATTGTATGTGCTCGAAAACCGTTGACAGCAGAAACGGAACGGGGTATAATAGTTGAGAACCTATTAACCCTGGAGGCTAAGTTATGGTCGTTATTACCTGCGAGTGTTGCAAAAAGGAGTTTCGGGTTAAGCCAAGCCGAGCAAGACGCGGCTGCCGCTTCTGCTCAATGGAGTGCCGACGAAAGGTCCAGTTTACGGGATGCTTTGTCCGCTCAGACGGATACATTGCAATTCGTGTCGGCGATAATTTCCAGCTTGAGCACCGTGTCATCATGGCGAAGCATCTTGGACGCAAGTTGCGAACTAGCGAAAATGTCCACCACATCAACGAAGACCGAGCAGACAATCGACTGGAAAACCTTAAACTCTTGTCTGTCGGTTCTCACGCCGCACTCCATCATCAAGGCCGAATTGCAAGCACCTGGATCAAGGTTAAATGCCGAACCTGCGGCAAGGTATTTGAACGCCGTCTGTCTCAACATAAGCAGCACCCGAGAGCTTTCTGTTCTCGGAAGTGCTATATCAAAGGGGCACACCTTACCTCCGGACGATCTAGGACTGGCTCCTAATTGGGAGCCCATCATCCTAGCCATGAAACCGCTTGACGGCACGTTCGCTGCCAACGCGCTTGAGCATGGCGTGGCGGGGATTAACGTGGATGGGTGTAGGGTGGGGACGGAGAAAAGGTTTAACAGTAGTGCATCGAGCAATGAGATATATGGACAAGTTCAAGGCGAGGAAACAGGGGGACGTGAAACCCAAGGCCGCTGGCCTGCCAATCTGATTCTGTCTTATCCAGAAGATGAGTACGACGATGCCGGAAACCTGTTGCCCAACCCTGGAAAAGACGAAGTGGTAGGGCTGTTTCCGGAGAGCAAGAAGGGATCGGCAAGTGGCTATAACTTTGAGGAAAGCAATAACGATAACCCTTGCCATATCGCAAAGAACATAAAAAGTGGTGTTCATTTCGGTGACTCCGGCAGCGCCGCCCGGTTCTTCTATTGTGCCAAAGCCAGCAAACCAGAACGCACGGCGGGCGGGCAGGTTGAAAACAAACATCCGACTGTTAAACCGCTTGCACTGATGGAATACCTAGTTAAATTGGTAACGATGCCCGAAAGGAATCACATTGTTGATCCGTTTTGTGGTTCGGGAAGCACACTGGTTGCGTGTAAAAAGTTGGGTATACGCGCAACGGGCATGGATCAAGACACGGACACCATTGTTACAGCAATGCAAAGGCTTAAAGCAACTACATGAAAAACGCTGATCCACTGAAGTTGGCTAAGATGCTGTGGCCCGACACAAACTTTTATAGGCAGCAGCGGGATATCTTTCGGTCGGTCTGGGACGATCTGGAAACGGTGGTTGTAGCCGGTAACGAGTTGGGCAAGGACTATGTTGCGGCGCATGTTGTGTTGCTATTCTTTTTGACGCGTACTCCTTGTAGGATTATTACCACTAGCGTTAAAGATGACCACTTGGTTGTGCTTTGGGACGAGATTAAGAGAGCTATCACGTCGAGTAAATTCCCACTAGAGGCGGGCAAGGGAGGGACGTTAGTTGTACTGCATCGGTCGATCCGTAAAATAGTGCATGGGGTGGAGTGCCCTATGAGTTATGTTAAAGGAATGGTAGCGGCGGAAGGTGCAGCGATGCAAGGACATCATGCCGATAGTTCGGATGGCACCCCTAGAAATCTGTTTGTTGTTGACGAGGCGAGCGGCGTGCCGGATGAGTATTACAAGATGGCTGATACATGGGCCAAGCGCAAGTTGATCTTTGGGAACCCCTGGCCTTGCGCTAATTTCTTTCGTCGGGCGGTTGATGGCAACCCTGAAACCAACGATCCCGGCGGCACCATCATGTCGAAAGACGGCAAGATTTGCTACCGTCGTGTGATTAAAATTACGGCCGAAGACAGTCAGAACGTGCAATTGGCGCGCGCCCAATTGGCTGCCGGAGTTAAGGTCACAAACGAGACGCTAACTCCAGGGGTTAAGAGTTGGGAAGACTACAAGCGGGAACGGATACTGTGGGACAAAATACGGCAGTCGGTGTCGTTGGATGGCAAATTCTTCGTCGGTGCGGAGGTGCTGTTGTATCCTCCGGATTGGTTGGATGCGGCAGAAAGGATGGCACGTCAATTGGAGGGGCAAAGGCGCGTGCCAGAGTCGATTGGTTTGGATAGCGCTGCCGGGGGTGACAATACGGCGTGGGCAGTGTGCGACCGCTTGGGACTATTAAAAATAATTAGTAAGAAGACAGTGGACACAGCCGAAATTTTTGACGAAACCGTGCGATTGATGCGAGAGTACAAAATCGCTCCCGAAAAAGTGCTGCTCGATGTGGGCGGTGGTGGTCAGCAACACGCTGACTATTTACACAGGGCGGATTTTGCAGTGCAGACGGTGAACTTTGGCGGAGCTGTGTTGCCTCAAAAGAAGCGTGGATTGAAAACCTTTGATCAGCGTGTTGCTGAAGAAGGGGATAGGCTAGTTTATGCTAACCGAAGGGCAGAGTTGTATGGTACGATGCGACGTAGGTTGGACCCGGCCTATGGTAACGTGTTCGCGTTGCCTCCGGAAATAGTCAATCGCCCTCGACGGTTGGGAGAGCCGAGCTTGCGGCGGCAGATGGCACCCATTCCATTGCAGTACGACGATAAGGGACGGATGATATTGCCGCTTAAACGACGGAAAGACGCGCAAGATAAGCGGCAGACTCTTACGGAGTTGGTGGGCTGTAGTCCGGACGAATTGGAGGCATTGCTGCTGGGTGTGTACGCTCTGGAACGAAGGACAATCCAGTCCCAAGCAGGAGTTGCATGCTAAAGTGGAACAGTAAAAGTAGGGTATAATAACGGTTGTGTCTATTTTGTAAGGCGGTAGGAAATTATGACCGAACCTATGCAACTAAATTGGCAGGCGTACTGGGAAGAGTTCAAACGATTCCACGGAGAGCCTGTGCAGTTCGGTGAACGATTGCTGTTTCCCGACGGGTGGACGTATGCCGTAGATAGCTACGAAGGCCCCGAGTGGGGTCCGCCGGAAAATGCAAAAACGTTTCGCCGATTACAGGTACACTACTGGCAAAAGCGATGCCAGATTGTACGACAAGAACGCGACCAGCTACTAGGCCACATTGATTCGCTTGGCGAGATACAATCCAACAGAAGTGTGGAATTGCAACACACCACCTACACAACCGTAACGGACAGCGAGGGTCGCGAACACAAAAAGGCAATAACCGAATCTTTGGATATTGCTATGCTGCGTCGGGGAAGACTGTCATGGTTGGAAAAGGATTTACGTGATTGCAATCGGAAACTAGAAGAGTTGCAACAATTTGGGACAGAAAAGGCAGTAACGTGATGGCTCAACAAAATCAAGAGGGAAACGGTCATGGTACGCCGGCGTTTGGCGGATTGCCCGATCCGTTAGTAGCTAATCAGCTACAACGGATGGTGGGCATGGTGGAAAACGCTATACGATCTAGAACTGAATTATGGCAAAGTACACTGGACCCCCGCCGTAGCATCGATCACGAATGTGGTTATCCCAGTACGATTTCGGCACAAAATTACCACGATATGTATAAACGATTTGGGGTTGCTGCGCGCGTGGTCGAACTGATGCCGCACGAGAGTTGGTCAAGCACTCCCACGATTTATGAGACCGAAGAGGTTGAGAAAACAACAGCATTCGAGGAAGCGTGGGATGCGTTGTCTCAGCAGTTGTTGGGTCGGAACTGGTATCACGGCGAAGAGGGCAACCCGATTTGGGAAGCGTTGCGGCGGGCTGATGTGTTGAGCAAAATCGGTAGCTACGGTGTGATGCTGTTGGGATTGAATGATGGACTGCCCATGAGCGAACCGGCGGCCGGTGTTGAGGAGAAGGGAAGTTTGCCCGGAAAGCCAGATAAGAAAGGTGAAATACCAACGCCCACAAGTGAGCAAGTGCAAAACGCTGGACCGTATGGATTGACGATAAATGCCGAGGCAACCAAGGGCCGAGAGTTGTTGTATTTGCGTAGCTTTGAAGAAGTACAACTGCTTATTGGCAGCTACGAATCTAATCCTACGAGTTCCCGTTATGGTCAACCCTTGCGGTATCAAGTCACGTTCGGCGAACAATCACCAAGCGATTGGACGGGTGAAATGCCACCGAGCCAGACGTTCCAGGTTCACTGGTCACGCTGCATTCACTTGGCAGATAGTTTGGGCAGTAGTGAGATTTTAGGCATGCCCGCAATGCAGTCGGTGTTCAACCATTTGATGTCGCTGCAAAAGATATACGGAGCAGACGGTGAAGCGTATTGGCGAAATGCGATGCTCAAACTATTCTTTGAAACACATCCCCAGTTGGGCGGCGATGTGCAAGTTGATGTCGCAGGCATGCGCGGCGATATGGAAAAAATGGCAAACGGATTGCAACAGTGGATGCTACTTAAAGGCATGAGTGCCAAACCCGTTGCGCCACAAGTGATTGATCCTATGTCCCACGTCAATGCACATATCGAAGCGATCTGCATTAAACTCGGAGTGCCCAAACGGATATTTGTCGGAAGTGAACGCGGCGAATTGTCCAGTAGTCAGGACGCCGGCACCTGGAACGACCGACTACGTGATAGGCAAAACCGCTACTTAACTCCGCGAGTAGTCGTCCCATTTATTAACCGGTTAATCTCGTTAGGTGTGTTGCCTCAGCCCGAAGAGTACACGGTGGTTTGGCCCGATTTGGCTGCAATGTCCGATGCGGAGAAAGCCACCGTCGCAGTGCAAAAAACCGAAGCGATGGCCAAATACGTCGGTGGTCAAGTCCAGTCGTTGCTTACACCGATTGATTACCTGACGCGCGTGTTGGACTTTCCAGTCGAAGAAGCGGAGGAAATCCTGACGCGTGCCACCGAGGAAGCCGAAGAGGCTGCGGAGGAAACCGCCATACAACAAGCGGAAGAAGCCGAACAGGCTGCTGCTGCCATGGCTGCTGCTGGTGTAGAGCTTGGTACGCCCCCTGGGGCACCTCCTGGGGCATCAGGCCAACCGTTTCCACCGAAGGGCGGACCACCACAACCAAAGGGAGGACCGCCTAAACCCGGCGGTGGCAAACCTGGGGGACCACCGTTTCCACCAACGCCCAAAGACAAAGACAAAGACAAAGACAAAGACGCAAAGAAAAAGAAACCAACCGGTAACAGTGCTTTGTTAAACGAACAGCCCAGAGACGCGCAGGGTAGATTCGGTTCAGGAGGTGGTGGAGGAGGTGGTGGCACTATCTTAAAAGATGCCAAGGAAGGTAAGTTCGACGGTAAACCGGCGAATCCCGACAGGGCTGATTCTTTGGAGTAATTCAAAAACCCAGACGGTACTTGGACTAAGGAACGAGAGGCTTTGCACGAAGCTATTATTGAGGACCACCTCAAAGATGCCACTCCCGTAGACAATCCCCAAGCTATAATGATGGGCGGAGGTACGGCATCGGGGAAGTCCACATTGATCAAAAGCGGCGATGTAGAAATACCCAAAAACCTAGTTACGGTGGATAGCGATAAAATCAAGGCAGCCTTGCCGGAGTTCAACGCCAAAATGGCTGCCGGCGACCCAAAGGCTGCGAGCTTTGCTCACGAAGAGTCGAGTTATCTGTCGAAAGAAATTGCATCACGAGCATCCAAAGGGGGTTACAATGTGATGCTGGACGGAACGGGTGATAGTTCCGTGGAGGGTTTGGGCCGAAAGTGCGAAATGATGCGACAAGGGGGTCAACCAGTTCACGGTGTTTATGCTAGTGTACCAACAAAAGTAGCGCACGAAAGGAACAGGGCACGGGCTGAAAGAAACCCCGATAGAACTTTGGTCAATCCGGCATTTGTGAGCAACGTGCATGCTTCGGTGTCCAGAGTTTATCCGGAAGCCGTTAAGAGAGGGTTTTACGACACCACCAAACTTTACGATACCACAGCTAGAGGAAATCCTGTTTTGATGGCTAGTTCCAAAGGCACTGTTCTCACCGTTCACAATCAAACTCTTTACAATTCATTCGTAGCTAAGGGCACAGAGAAATGATCACCGCAGAACGAGCAAATTTCATTATCGGTAGATTAGCATTGGGCGAAGAGCCTGATCCCAGTGACGACGAAGAGCGGAAGTTCATCGAACAGGCCAGGAAAGGGCAAAAAGAAATTGAAGATGGTGGATTCCAATTGAGATTGGCTCCAGAGTGAGGACGAAGATGGGAAGACGCATATCGTTGACACCGGATGAACGGGAGCGAATCGTTAGACTCTACCGTAGTGGAAAGTCACTCGATAGAGTGGCGGCTGCTGTTGGTCGATCTATCACGGCTGTCAGGAACGTAGTGAAGAAGCGCGGCATGCATGTACGGCACATTGCCATAGCGCCGATGCCCACACCAGAAGAGGTTGAGCAACGTAAAGCTGAGATACACGCATTGCGCGCAAAGCAGAATGTAGTTGGTGTGAGACCACGACTGGTCGAAATACCGGACCTGACTGTCACAAAATGGCACAACGGCAAACCCATGTACGAATTGGAAAGGTGAGATGCCTATTCAACGGTGCAAAAATACTAGTGGCAAATTGGGCTACAAATTTGGCCAGTCGGGTAAGTGCTACACCGGCTATGGCGCGCTGGCCAAAGCCAAGGCGCAAGAAGCAGCGATACTCGCCACGGGCTGGACAGCAAACGCACAGAGTAGCGGCAAACCGAAACGCCGCGCACCGAATCCACTGCGTATGGACCCCACCCGTACCGCTACGTTGCGGAGTGCGTTTGAAGTTGAGCTGAGTAAACGATTCAATCGAATCAAACGGGCGGTACGCGAATTGATCGTTGACGAAGACGCTTTTGGTTTGCGGGATAAATCTCCAATCGCAGTTAATGCTCTTGCCCTGGAGCAAATTATTGCGAATTACAACCTAAACCAACCACATCAAGCGGTAGAGAACACCCGTTGGAAGTTTCACGCTGCGCCCAAACAATTGGCTATGTTTTTGCAATGGGTGCATGGGCAAGTTCAGACAGAGATAATCGGCGAAGAAGACGACGAAGGTGGCGCTAGTGGCAAGGGCTTGTTAAAGTACATTCAGAAAGGGTACCAACAAGGAGCGGCACGGGCGTTTGACGATCAGCGAGTGCAAGCACGCGCGCAGCTACACGGAGGTGCAGAGCAGTTGGCGTTTTATCAAGGCACCCGTGAAGAGTTTTTGCGTAGTGCATTTTCTCAACCGGAGTCAATTGAGAAAGTCCAGTTGTTGGCATCGAGAACGTTGACTGATTTGAAGAATGTTACGGACGTGATGGCCACGCACATGAGCCGGGAGTTAGTGGACGGTTTGACGCGAGGCGAAAACCCTTTGACGATTGCTCGCTCCATGGCCAAGGTGGTAGATGGCATCGGTAAAAACCGCGCAAAGCTAATCGCCCGTACAGAGTGCCTACCTGGAGACACCATTGTTGACAGTGCTATGGTAAGGGCAGTCTTTCGACGGTCTTACAGCGGTCCAATGGTTGAGGTGGTAACTCGCGGTTCCCGCAAATTCTCCGCAACCCCGAATCACCCGATGCTTACGCAGGATGGCTGGGTTTCTGCGGGCTCGCTGAAGAAAGGTGACAAGCTTATCTGCAACGGTTGGAAGCAAGACTCTCGTTCTACGGGAAATGATGACGTAATAGGAAGCCCAACCACGCTTCGCGAGATATACAATTCTCTTTCGGCAGTAGGGGTCGGTGAACGGGTGCGATGCCGAAAGCCAGACTTCCACGGCGACGGGGTGAATAGCGATGTCAATATTTTTCGTCCCGACAGGGAACTGAGTATCGGGAGATTCACCCCTCTCAACCAACCAGCTTTGAAGAATGTTTTCACCCCATCCGGTAAGGCGGCTTCTCGATTCTGCCCTGACTGCGGCGGACTGCTGCCTATCAATCAAAGAGTATGCTTCCGCTGCGGTTCTGAGTGGAATTCCCAACTCCAAGAGGCGGCGTTTGACGACGCCCCGGTCTATCCCGAGGTTTGTTGCAATCCAGCAAATCGACTTTCCAGCAACGTATCTCTCCTTGATTCTGCTGAGGTCGATGTCGGTTCGGTACTGGTAGCCAATCCGACCACGCTTCCACGAGTGGACTTGTGTGGCCGAGTTAGATCGGCTAACGCCCTCTTGTCGCAAAACTTTACCGACCCGCTTCTGGTCGGAGCCGACTCGGACAGCCACTTCCCGTTGGGTGAGACCGCTCAAGTAGAGGTTGACGATGTACTGACGGTGAAAATCAGACCATTTAGCGGGCATGTTTACAATCTCCAAACTGTTGATGGGTACTATACCATAAACTCATTGTACACCGGGAACACCATACGAGCGCATGCCGAAGGGCAATTGGATGCGTTGGAGCAAATGGGCGTGGAAAAAGTCGGCGTCATGGTCGAGTTCAGTAGCACACCGGACGGTCGTCGTTGTGCGCGGTGTGCTGCGTTGGAAGGTATCGTATTGAAAGTTAAAGAGGCGCACGGGCTCATACCAGTTCATCCCCAGTGCCGCTGTTCGTATATTCCAGCGAACGTGGGAGAACCGACAAAGGATCAAGTGCGTGGCAAGCAACGGATACAACAGGCAATTGACCGTTCGATTCGGGCAGAGATTCCCAAGAAGCTAACGACCAAGCGTACCCTAGCCCAACAAAAGAAGCTAAGCAAATGGGCCGGTGCCGATCTGCAACTATCCAAGAAACGCCCCAAGAGCGTACTGAACACTGAAAACGTGTATAACCGAACCTATCAGAGAGACAGTAGAGGTAGATTCGGTTCAGGGGGAGGCGGCGGTGGAGGTGGTATGTCTAATGCGAAACGCAAAGGCAAGCGGTGGGTGATGGAAGACGGTTTTGAATTACCTGAGCACGTACCAAAGAACATTCCTCCGGCGTGGAAGCAGGTAAAAGTTTCAACAAATAAACAAGATGAATTACTTGTAACGGGACTTGATAGCAAGGGGCGGACACAACGAGTTTACAGCGATGCACATTGCATAAAGGTGGCCAAAGCAAAGTTCGCTCGAAACAACGAATTGCGAAAAAAGCGAAAGGCTATTCGCAAAGAGTTGAATCAAGATGTGAAAAGACCCGAAGTCAGGGAAGAGGCAGCGTGCCTACGGCTGATCCAAGAGACAGGCATTAGACCCGGCTCAAGGCGAGACACTATGGCAGAAAAGCAGGCTTACGGTGGGGTAACTTTGCAAGGGAAGCATGTGGTTGTTAAGGGGGAAAAAGTGCGGTTGCAGTTTACCGGCAAGAAGGGAGTGAATTTGGATATTCCAGTCAACGACAAAACAATTGCAAAAGACCTTATGGCGAGAAAACGAACGGTGGGTTCTCGCGGCGATCTGTTTAATACGAGTCAATCCAAATTGTCGGAATACGCGCACACGAAAGACGGGGGAGGATTTAAGACAAAGGATTTCAGAACAGCCAAGGGCACATCAACGGCAATTGGTTTGGTTTCCAAGGCACCAGTGCCGCAAAATCCCAAAGAATATAAAAAGGCTGTACGCGGTGTAGCTACTAAAGTGTCCCAGGTGTTAGGCAACACTCCAACGGTTGCATTACAATCCTATATTGACCCCGCTGTATTTAGTGGGTGGAGGACGGCATCATAATGGCCCTCATGCACGGGAAACCCGACACGAGTATCCATTTTGGCGAGTTTGAAGATACGCCGATTGATTGGAGAGAAGCTGATTTGCCCGATGACGACCCGGACGACGAAGAGTTGGAAACCAGTCCCGCTGATGTCGTTGCAATGCTGGGGTTTGATCCGAAATCCTTGCTCTAGTACCGCAATAACTTGAAACCAGAAAGCCCACATGATCAACAGTAACGGATTCACCCCAACTGAATCAAAAATGTTGGAAGTACTCCAGGATGGGCAACCGCACCGTCGCCAAAAACTGGTGGATTGTTTAACGGATGGGTTAGGTAATCCCCACAACATTCGTCGTCATCTAACGGCGATTCGCAAGCGGTTAAGACCGCAAGGCATGGACGTAATCTGTCAGTGGATCGACCGCAATTATCACTACCGTTGGATTAAGCTATTGCGGTCACCAGGCAACGAACATCCTGCTCCCGTATTCAAGGATGATGAGTTGCCACTTTCTCCTCAACAGTTGCCTACCTCTCCTCAACAGTTACCCCCTAGATAACTTCCAATCTAGGCTTCCCTCTAGGTAACGGCTACCTTAGGTAACTTCTTTTAAGTTACGTATTTACATTGATGTCTCCGGGCCTATAACGGAGATATGAGCATTACAGTACGCAACTACAGTGGTTCTCAACCCCGCGATTTTAAAGGCCGCTTCGGTTCTGGTGGTGGCGGCGGTGGTGGAGGTGGCGACAAAAAGATTGTTGCCAACACTTCTGGTATCTCTTTGCTGACAGCCAATCTAGCCGGCGGAACACGTCGGGTGGTTGAGGATGGGCAAGAGTTTGTCGTTGCTCCCTTGACATTGATTGTCCCCGGCATCCTCAACGGTTCGCAAGGCGCGCTGTATTATCCCCCCGAGGAAATTGCCCGATCAGTTGAGGCGTGGAACGGTGTGCCAATCACGGTGTATCATCCCCGAGACGAAGATGGACGCAACGTAGGTGCAAGAGACACGGGTGTTTTGGATCGGCAAGGGGTCGGCACCATCCGCAATGCGACCTACCGAGATAAACTCGTTGCCGAGGGCTGGTTCAACATAGAGCGATTGGAAAAGGTAGACGATCGTGTTCTACGGCTGTTGAACAGTGGTCACCCGTTTGAACTGAGCACCGGACTATTTACCGACAACGAACCAGCACGTAACGGCGAAAAGCACAACGGCCAGAGCTACGCATTCACGGCACGCAATTATCAACCGGACCACTTAGCTGTGTTGCCCGATCAAGTCGGGGCATGTTCGGTAGAAGACGGCTGCGGAGTATTGGTAAACAAGGACGGGTCAGAAAGTGTCGAGCGTTGGGATAGTTTGGAAGATACTTTAAAAGAAAACTACGGGGGTGTTGCCATCGATCCAGATAATCCAGCAGTAGATAATTCGCTTTCTCAGGACGACCTGCGCGATCGGTTGAATACGCTAGTTAAGGATCGGTTCCAGTCTGACGCGATTATAACCGGCCCAGGCAGTCCCACCACACCCGATCTTTACGTCCGCGACGTATTCACTTATGAGCGCGGTGGGTCGTTCTTTATCTTTGACCAAGACGGCCAACTACAAAAGTTGGGATTCACCGTTGACAAACGCAACGGTAAGGTATCGCTTAGCAGCCAGTCGCCGGTCGAAGTCAAACGCACCACCAGCTATGAGGCAGTAAAGAACGAACAACCTCGTGATGCACAGGGTAGATTTGGTTCCGGTGGAGGTGGAGGTGGAGGTGGAGGCGGTGGAGGTAAACTAGCACCGGACAAAGGCGATGGTGGAGGTGGCGGAGGTGGCGGAGAGCATTGGACTGATTCGCTAAGTAAGTCTGCCAAAAGGCTAAACAAACTAAAGAGCCCCATCACAAAATCGGCGATGAAGGCGAGTCATTCGGCAAAAGACGGTAGGAGCCACTTAGACGCGGCTGAGCAACACTACAAAGCTGCCGATCATTACCTCGATAAGGGTAGATTTGATACGTCGCGGGCACATACCACAATCGCGCAAGGGCATGAGGTAATGGCTTCTCGTTTTCATGGCGGGAGTTACGAGCCCACTGGAAACCAGGACGGTGTAGAAAACGCCGCTAGTGAAAAACTGTTGGAGCAGTTGCGGGACCGGTTCGGGGAAAAGGTTGAGGCAGTACGCACGGCCGGCAATTCAGTGACATACAAGAACCGTGGAAAAATGTATCGCCTGAGTTACTCTGGCAAGGGGGATGATGCAAGGATCAGCGGTAGCAAACCTACTGAGTTGGATGAGTCGAACGCCAAACCCGGTGACAAACTTCGATCCAAGGGAAAGGGTCGTGGTTTGGCTCGTGGCAAAGGCAAAGGACCGATGGGGATACCTGTTGGTAATGGTCCCACCAAAAAGAAAACAAAAAAGAAGACGACCAAAAACATTTCAGTTCGTAATTTCGGCCGCAGCAGTGGCCATAACTTTAACAAAAACAGAAGGAGTCCTGTAATGGACGAAAAACAACGAGAAGAGATGGCTGCATACGTGGTGGAAAATTGTGACCGCTGCGATGAGGTGACTGTCAACGAGTGGGACGATGAGCAGCTTCAGCTTCAGTACGATATGGTCCGAACGATCGAGGATCGCGATACCAAAATCGAGAAGTTGACTGCCAACCAAAAGGAGCCGGAAAAGAAGAAAGACCCGGTAGCCAACATTCAAGCCAAACCCAAGACCGAGGAGGAATGGTTGGCAGGTGCGCCGGACAACGTAATCCAAGACCTCCAGTTTGCACGCAACGAGCGCGCGAGGCAAACGGCACGAATGATTGAAGAGATCGTGGAAAACACTGGTCGTGAAAGCGACAAGGAGTTCATTGAATTCCTCAAGACTAAGAGCATGGACGACCTGACCCAGTTGGCCAAGATGACACCTCCCAGACGGCGGCAACTTGAGGCGCCCCCGGTATCCAACTTCTTTGGGCAAGGCGCTGTTGCTCCCGGATCAAAGGGCGGACTAAAACCCAAACCGCTTCCGTCGAATGCGGAGTACGAATTTGAAATGGCCCGATAGGGTTGGCCGAGAGGCCACGAAGAACGCTAACCAATTACTCAAACATATCGGAGGCGTATGAGATGAAGGGAACTAAGATTATTGTCACGGAGAATCCCAAGGGTTATCGAAAGCCCTGCACGATCAATGGGACGCCGAAACCAGGCACCGTGATGGAAATAGATTATGAAGTCGCAGCCGTTGGGGGTGTATTTACCTGGCAACCCTACGGCACTACGGCAGCATCCAGTGGTCAAGGGGTGGCGAGCGATGGCGACCGAAAGATCATTGCGGTCTTGCTGGAACGGTGGCAGGACGGCAGTACCTACAACGATGCTTACGCTGACGAAGACCATGGCGAGTTGTACTTCCCCTTGCCGGGAGATGAACTCAACATGATCATCGAAAACCAGCCTGGAACCGGCGATTCGTTTTCGATTGGAGACGAAATGATGCTGGACGACGGGACTGGAAAACTGTTGGCCTGCGACGATAACGCAGAAGCCCATCCGTTTACTGTTTTGGAAACGGTGGCCGGGCTAACCGCAGACACGCACGCATGGTGCATGTTTACCGGTGGTGCGGGCTAACTGAAACCAACACCGAAAGGTGAGCAACTAACAACAATACTTTGTGAAGGAGATTTAGGCATGATTGGATTTGTTGATTCAGCACAAGTCGATTTTGTAATCAATTCAGGTGGTGGTCAATTCAAACCTGAGGGAGAAATCGGCCAGCAAATGGCCGCAGTACGGTTTGATCCTGGGATGTTGCGTCCTTGGATCGACGGCGATGGCCAGCGCTACGTGGATATTCTAACTGGCAAAATGGTCGTAAATGAGCGAACTAAAGAGGAAGAAGCAGAACGAGAGGTTGTCAAGCTCCAGACCTTTATTAACAATGGTACGGTTCCGGCGGTCTTCAATGCCGACGCTTTGCCGCACGAGACGTGGAAGCGCATCGACCGAGCAGTGATCAAGGCCAGTCGTGATCGACTGGTTGCTTGGAAGGACATCAGTGCGGCCGATACCTACGGCGGATTCGATGCCATGGGTGTGACTGGATTGGTGCGGGATACGATGGTTGATCCCGGCAGCGCAATGGTCAGTATGTCGCCGGTAGACGAAGGGCAGGGAGATGCCCCGCTGTTCTCGCCGGACATTCTGCCCTTGCCGTTCACTCACTCGGGTTTCCATTTCGACGCTCGACAGTTGGCCCAGTCGCGTAACAGCGGTACACCGTTCGATACGGCGATGGCCGAAGCGTGCGCGCGACGGGTGGCGGAAGCAGTTGAAAACATGACAATCGGAATTGTTGACTACAGTGGTCTCAAAATCGGTTCGTCATCGGTATTTACTAATCGCGGAATTTACGGGTTCCTGACGCATCCGGATCGGATTACCAAAACGGATATTACGGCATCGGCCAGTTTCGATCCGGAAACGTTCGTTACCGAGATTATCACGATGTGCCAGTTGGCTCGTGACCAGAAATTCTACGGGCCTTGGGTGCTGTACCATTCCTCGAATTGGGCGGAATACCTGGACCGCGATTATTACGTCACCACTTCGTCGGGCGCTGCCGCACCTAGCAAGACGGTTCGCCAGCGTGTTGAAATGATCGAGGGCATCACTCGGGTTCAGCAACTCGATTTGATGACTTCGGATGACGTTCTGGTTTTGGTTCAAATGACTGGGGAAACGGTTCGGGCCATCAACGGCATGGACATCCGTACAATTCAGTGGCCCGCCAAGGGGGGATTGCAAACCAACTATAAAGTCATGGTTTGCCATGTGCCTGACATTCGTAGCCAGTATGTTGGTCGCAGTACCAGCAGCCGAAAATGCGGAATCGTCCACGGCACAACTAGCTAACGGTCGGTGATGGGTGGAACGGGAGCCCCACTGAGTTTGCGGGTCTCGGTGGGGCTCCTTCTTGGTAATCAATACCATCCGTAAATAGGAGCGAACAAATGAAATTCAAAGTGTTGCGGGGGTTGCACAACGAAGGCAACAAAATTTATGGTCCCGATCAGAAGGACGGCGATGTAGTTGACAGCAAGGTAGACCTTACCACGCTACACAACCATCCCGGCTCAATTCGCTTTCAACGGTTGGACGAGTCACACATCGACCCTGAGACTGCCGAAGAGGAAAAGGCTGTAGCCCATGTGGTACGCAAGGTTGAGGCAACTAGCCAGTCGGACGATGGATTGGATCGGTTGACTGTGGCCGAACTGAAGCGGATGGCCGAAGAATTGGAACTGGACCTGAGAGGGGCAACGAAAAAGGACGCCGTCATTAAAGCGATCCGGTCGGCCACTTAATAAGCGGGAGAGGAGCGAGCAATGGCCTGGCGAACAACCGAAGAAGATGTCAGAGAAATCATTGACACAGTGACAACCTACCCGGTTCGTCCATTCATTGCGACAGCCAACGCTCTCACGGATCATGTCTCAAGCCAAGACAGCGATCTAGTTCTCTCCGGCGCAATGCTAATTCAAATTGAATTGTATCTAGCGGCACATTTCTACGCTATTCGCGATCCCCAATACCAAACCAAGAGTACCGGCGGTGCCAGTGCCACGTTCCAGGGCCAAACTGGAATGAAGCTGGACCTAACGTGGTGGGGCCAACAGGCAATAATGCTCGATGCGAGCGGCACTTTGGCTGCTATGAACGATGGTCCCAAAAAAGCAAGCGCTGATTGGTTGGGTCTTCCACCATCTGAGCAAACTGATTACAAGGATAGATCGTAAGTGCCCGTACAAGAAACAGATTACCGAAACCACAAGGCGGTGTTCTGGGAAGCCGATGGTTACGACACCTACGGCGAGCCAAAGGTTGGGACAGCCACGGAAATCAATGTGAGGTGGGACGAATCAAAAAGTGAGTCATTAGATGCGCTGGGAAACGTAATCGCATTGGATGTAACCGTAGTGGTTGCGCAAGATATTGCCGTGGGTAGTTTGATGTGGTTGGGTGAAAAGGCAGATTTACCGAGCCCCGTAACGAACCTTTATCAAGTCAAAACATTCAGCAAAGTGCCGGACGTTAAAGGCAGGCAATACTATTGCACCGTTGGACTCATGCGTTATAGCAACGAAATGGCAGGATCGGCATAACATGCTACCTATTGTTCCATACAGACCGGGTGACATAGTAGCGTTCAGCCGTCGTGATTGGCTGGGTTGTGCTATCAATCTCGGCACATGGGGAATTCCCGGCTGGGGAGCTTCGCACGTTGCAATAGTTGGCCGATTGAAAGAAAACAAAAGACAATTAGTGTTGTGGGAATCAACAAGCATGGCCGGGCAACCGTGTTTGATCCAGAGAAAAGATGTGTCGGGTGTGCAGGCGCAAGATATTACCACACGGATCAACGGGTATCCCGGCCGCGTTTGGCATTACCCTCTAAATCAACCACTCGACACTAAGCGAATATCGCGGTTAAACGCGTTCTGTCAAAAGTTTCTTGGTAATAGCTATGACGCAATTGGGGCATTTCGTTCTCGCGGTTTGTCTTTGATCGAAAAGGTGATTTTTCGACCGCCGGACATGACGAGCGTATTCTGTTCGGAATTCTGTGCCGCAGGACACAAGCACATTGGATTATTTCAAAACAACGAATCTCGAATGAACCCGAACAAGTTTATTCGGCACGAGTGCCACGCACACGTTTTAGCAAAACCGAGGAGAAAGAAGTGATGAAGTTGTCTTATCTATTGTGTGTCTTGGTATTGCTGGTTGGTTGCGACGGCATAATCACAATTGAGAATCCGCAGGAAAGTGTTACGGTTTTTCCAGACACCCCCGTATATTATCATGGAATTTTAACTGGGGTAGCTAAATACTGGACATCGAATGGGGACGGTTGGATTGAGGTAGATAGTTGTCCATATCGCATTATCATAATTGGGTATCCAGTAGGTGATTATCCTGGAGTCTACCCGACGAAAATGGATTTGAAAACCGTGAAGTATCTTGAGGATTTGGTAGGAAAGCAAGTGTGGGTGAAAGTGGACGCTGGACGGGTGTTATACGTTTCTGACGTGGGAGAACTGGAATGATGCGAATAGTTTTTTTGTGTGGTGTTTTGGTATTGCTGGTTGGATGCGACGGTGTAATCACATTCGAGCCACCCAACAAACCCAGCCCTTGCCCCGACGGTGTCTGCCCGGACGAAGGCAAGTGTCCTTTCGCCCTTGTCCCACCGCTAGACTTGCCCATTGAATTGCGAGCACGGAACTACGGTGGTGGATCGTGTTTTCATGCTGGGACAGAAAACGTGTTGCGGCATCAGAATCTACATAAGATCGCAGACTACTGGAGATCACATTTCAGTGGTGGAGCCAGCGTTAGCACCATCGCACGTATCGCGGAAGATATTGGCCTCAAGTATGCCTACACGAGTATCGGTGACCCTGAATTCCTGGAGTGGTGTTCCCGAACGCGGCGTGGCGCGTCTATTACTTACTACAGTAGCCATGCAATCACATTCTGCGGCTACGTTGGGGGCAATGCAATTTTGACGGATAACAATAATCCCAAAAGAGACATCAAAGTTCCGAAGGCCACATTCCTACGCAACTGGCGAGGCTATGGCGGACAGGCGTTTACTGTTGTGTACTCGCCTTCACCCCCAAGACCGTGGAAGGGTTGATGACAATGAGTAACGATAGAGTTTCCTTTTGGGGTAGTTGCTTTATTGCAG